CCAACAAGTCCACAGTTAGTTCCAACTTGTGCAAACGCAAACGTAAATGGCTGACCAACAAAACGTTGTGTAAATAATGCTGTATCAGTCCAAACATAGATTGCATCTCTACCTCTGATTGCTCCTCTAATTTCTGATCCATCAGCTAGTCTTTGTGTGCCAGCTGTGTTTGTTGCTGTAGGTGTATAAGTATTTATATCTTCTTGATCCGAGAATCTAATAAACATATTGTCTTGTGTAGATGTAGTTCCAATAGTTGTTTCTGTTCCAAAGAATACTAAGTGACGATCCGGTGTAGATACAATCATGTGTCTCGATGCAGTTGGTGCACCAGATATAATTGTTGCTCTTGTGGATGTTGCTCCTGAAGCTGCAGAATTCCATTCGAACACTGCACTGTCATGAATTAAACAAATTGCTTTGTCACCAAAATTATCTAAAGACCACATACCTGGTTCAAGAATTAAGTCACCAGAAGCCGCTTCACCCCACGCTACATAATCACTTGTATCAGTAATTGTTGCACCATCAGAGTGTGATGCAGCTGAAGTATTACGGACACCTCTAGTTACACCTGTTAAAGTATTTGTAGACACACCAGTATAAGATATTTCTTCTGTTCCTATTTGTATAAAGTTTGTACCAGTGCTAGGGAACTGAGATGCATCTGATAATACGATTGTAGTCGTAGAAGAATTTATACCACCATTTAAAGTTGTCGTAACTTCGCCTGATACAGTACCACTCCATTGACCTAAACCCCAACCAAAACCTTTAGCTTGAACTGCTGGTCCTACTGTATAATAATGTTGAACTCTAATACCACCTGAAGCACTAGCACCAGATCCAGATTCATTTGATGGCATGGTAATAGTAATAGTTGTGCTGGTAGGCACAGTGGTTACCATAAACTTTTTATCATCAAAATCAGAAGCACTAAAGTTAGAATTAGTAATAGTAGAAAAGTTATCTAATAAAACTATGTCTCCTGCTGTAATATTGTGGTCACTTCCAAAAGTTATTGTAACGGTTGGAGAACCATTAGTTGTAGTAAAAGCGTTTGTTAATGTGTTTGTAGATTTGATAGGATGTATGTCATAGAACACACCTCCTGAATATGCGTATAAAATTCTGTTTGTACCAATAATAGAGTATTTTCTACCAGAACTGTTTACAAAATGATGAAGGCCTCTACCAGCTCCTGTTAAATTGTTCTCTCCTAATTGAGACCAACCACCTATTTTTTCTGGTGTACCATATCTAAAACGAACGTTATCACAGTCTACCCATTGTCCTTCAGCTCCTGTATGTGTGATTTGTTTATTAATACCAGGTTGAAAACCTATTTTTTGTAGCATAGATAATCCTTCTTTAGTAACCTATTTTGATCGGCAAAATAGATTGCATCTAATTTACTGTTTTTAAACACTTTTATAGCATCTTCTACGCTATAAACAAGTGGCTGTCCTGCTAAATTAAAGCTAGTATTTAGCAAAGCTGGGCAATTATTCCTTCTTTTAAAAAGCTTTAGAAGCTCAAATAAGGTGCCTTTATCAACAGTTTGCATCCTAGAAGTACCATCTACATGAGTGATCGCTGGAAATAATTTTGGAGTTTTACAATTAAAATTTATAGTCATGTATGGAGATTCTTTTATAGGTAGTTTTATATAGTGTTTATATAAATCTTCTTTTAATATTATACCAGCAAAAGGTCTATACCACTCTCTATTTTTAATCTCATTTATAATATCTTTTCCATCTTCTACTCTAGGGTCAAATAAAATACTTCTATGTCCCAAGGCCCGTGGTCCGGTCTCCGGGCTTCCTTCAAAGATAGCAACGCTTCTCTTATCTTCTAACAGCTTACAAACTTCTAAGAGTTCTGACTTATCACCAGGAGCTCTTTCTATTTTATAATAATGATAAAAATTATCTTTTACAGGCACAGGTTTTATCTTAGATTTTAACATGGCGGCACCAATAGATATACCAGTATCATCAGCTACAGGTTCAAAGTAAAAGTTTATATTAGGCATTGTTTCTAAATAAAATTGATTAGCTACTACGTTAAGTCCATAGCCACCCACTATGCATACATTGTTAATATTTGTTTTCTTTACGTAAGTTTCTATTAGGTTAGCTACTTCTTTTTGAGTTTCTATTTGAACTAGTTTAGCTCTATCTGCATAAGTCTGATAATTTACTTTGGTAATATCTTTAGTTATTTGTTTCTCTTCGTTAAAAAAACATGTTCGTTTATCATTATTGTTTAGATGTATAAACTTACTTGATACAGGAACATTGTTATAGAATAGTCTATCTCTAGCACAAAAATAATTTGTGTTCTTACCATATGCTGAGAGTCCCATTGTCTTTCCATTCTCTAATGGATCTTGACCTATAAGAGTTGTAGCTGCTTCATATACTTTAACTATACCTAAAGTTGATTTTACTGTTGTGCTACATTTATAATACTCTTTAATAGAATCTGTTATTTTTTGTTTATTGTATTCTTGACCAGGAAAATACCAAAAGTTTTTGTATATTGGTTTTATGTTTTTATCACACACATATACTGATTCGCTTTCTCTAGCCATAGGTGTGCCGTTTACAAAAAACATACTACCATTTCTATCAACTACGATTGTTAAGGCTTTGTCAAATCCACTGTTGTAATAAGCAAGTGCAGCATGACAATCATGATGTTTTAGAGAAGAGTAGTTTTCCATTTCAACACCAAACTTTTTATTAATATATGTTCTATAGAAAAACTCTGTAGATATTTCATCATTAGATGGTGTGTGGTAAAGTATATGATCTATCTTTCCAAAGTTTAAAGAACTGTATAGCTCTAAAGACTTAAAAGGATTTTTATCTCTCTTTATACCTGTAAGTCTTTCTTCTTTACAAAAAAACTCTATCTTACCGTCGTTGATGCTACAGACAGAACTATCGTGTGCAGTGTTAAAAGCTAAGACTCTCATTGTAAAGAACTCCAAATTTCTAAATCTTTTCTATAAAAATCTTCTAAAACTTTTATATTATCTTTAGATATTTTTACTTTTTCATAATCATCATAAAAATCTACATCTAATTTATTTTTATATTTATAGTATGTAAGTTTCCAAACAATATTTAAATTAAACTGTTCATTAATCCAATCTATAAATTTATAACTAAGTCCTTTTTCAAACTTCCACATTTTAGTTTTGGGTCCAATGAATTTATACTGTGGGGTAAAAAAGTTATTGTGATAGCAATGAGTTGTTTGTTGTTCTTTAATATAGTGTAATAAACTTTCTTTAGTTTTAAATATATCTGTTATAGTTTTTTGTTTAACTTTTCTTGCAAAGAAGTCGTAACTTGCTACAGATACAAATCTGTCTATTGGATTTCTTATAACAATAAAGGTAGGTATGTCTTCAAAATTATACAATGTTTCATAGTAAGGGTAGGTTAACAACTCTTCTATAATAGAGTTCTTAAAAAAATTTCTAGATTGTTCAAAGTGAACTTTATACCCGTTGTTGTCAAACAAGTTAGATATGTATCTACCTCCTGTTCTAGGAACGTGTATGTGGTATATTTTTGTTTGTTCTTTCTCTATTAGCATTTATCCTTTTATGTACAGTCTTCTATTTATAGAATATCTAACAGCTTTTTTATTTTTTGATATTACTTTATTAACCTTATGATATTCATAAGATGGAAATATTAAACAAGAATTGTGTTTTAGATTAGGCATATAATCGTATTTAGTAAAAACTAATTGACCTCCATTATACTTTTCAACATTCATAAGGTATAGAAAAGTTAACACAGAAAAATCATTGTGGTTTTGATAACTAGCTCCGTTGTAATACTTTTGAACAAAAGTCGTATCTTGATTTGTCAATGGAAGATAATTTAAGAATGGATTTAAATCACCATTATATTTTAATCTAAAGTGTTTTGATGTGTAATTTAAGATTGTGCTTTTACTTCTATCCTTGTCGTAAATTCTATCTATGCAAAAAGGCTCGGTGTTATTTTTTATCTTTAAATTTTTATGATGATCATCAGCGTCATATACTTCTGTCAAAGAAGTAAGTTCCGTGATCATTGATTCAAGTTTAGTTTTGCTAAACACATTATATATAATGGTATGGTAGAAAGGATATTGTAAATATTTAATTTTCATTTCCTTAAAAATACCGACAAAGTAAATCTAAACTTAGGACCTTTTATAGATTGAGGTCTTATAGTGTGGGGTATGTGACCATCAAACAGTATTATACGACCAGGTTTATATACAGAAGCAAACTCTATTTTACTTAAGTCTTTGCTATTATAAAAAAAAGTTTCACCATAGAAACCATCCTCCCAATTTAAATTAACATAATATAAAGCTCCAATTAAATTTTCATGAGTGTGTATGTAATGAACATCGTCAGACTTAACTAAATTTAATTCTATAATGCTTATCTTCTTTTCATCAAACTTAAAGTTTTTAGATTTACTAAAACAGTTTTTAATGTAAGGAAATAGCCCACAGTTTTTTAAGTCTTGTAAACTCCATTTACTATGTAAGTTCTTTGTATATCTTTCTAGCTCTTGAGTATCTTCCCATCCTAATTTAAATATAGATTTTGTACAAAATTTATAAACTTTGTTTCTTGTTACGTAATCTACAGTGTCATCAAATATTTCTATTTTCATCTTTTTCACCAGGTTCTGGAGATTTTCTTGCAAAACTAGAAGGCAAACCTACATGAGGTCTACTATCATAAAAATCAGTTTTGGAAGAGACACGGTTGTAATGTAGAAAAACTTGAACACATTCTTTCCCTTTAAATTTATTTCTCCAGTGTTCTAGTATACATCCTTTGTATATTAACATGTCTCCAGGATCTAGATCTATTCTAACTCCTCTCTTTCCTTTCTTTCCTGATGGTTCTAAATAAATAGGCCATTTAGATCCACCTAAATTTAAAGTTGTAGATATCTCACAACTAAATCTATCAGTATGTCTTTTTAATTCATCACCTTTTACATATACTCTCATATACGAATTGTTAGGTTGCAGTTTTATACCAGTTGTTTTTTCCATTAAAGATTGTAGTTTTAACAACAAAGTATCTCCAGCTACATCTCCATACAAACAGAAAGTATCTTTACCAGTTTGACCATCGCCCATCTCACCAAACGTGTGATCTTTATCAGATATAAACTTAAGGTCTCTAAAAGTTAAAAGAACTTGTTTTCTTATTAAGAAATAATTAAATAAAAATTCTGCTATGTCTTTAGATATAGCTTTTTTTATTACTGCATAACCTTTTGTTTTAAAACTCATACGTCTTTGATCACCTCTTTTGGTCCTGCTTGTATATTAAAATGTATAAATCTAAAAGGATCCAAACCAAGATCAACTGCAAATCCATGTGTAACATATCCTGGAAAGATAATTAAGTCACCAGGTTTAGGTTTATAATGTATCAGTTCTGATCCATAAAATATCTCATCATCTGATTTAAGTTTTAATTTAGTCATTACAGCCCCTTGTCTAGGGTCCATAAAATATGGGTAAGAAGTTTTATCGCTACATTTTAAAAAGTAAAAACCGGATACGTTCTGAGACCAATGAGTGTGAGCCGAATGATTACCACCACCTTTTCTAGAAAACTCTTGTATCCACATTTCTGTAAAATATATTTTATACAAAGACATATCGAAACCTTGCCAATCTAAAAACTCCCAAGCTTTACTTCCAACGTAATCTCTAAAGTTCATAAAGTCAGGATCTTTTAAAAGACTTGTAGAATGATAAGAACTAAACTTATCCTTTGTTTCTTTAATGTAATCTTTTTTTAACTCTCTTGCTTTTAATACATAAGAGTCAGAAGCTTTATCTAGTTTTTTTAAAAACTCTGGTTTATTTTCTACCCATATAGGTGTTGAAAAGAATTCAGTAATATTCATTTAAAAGGTCTCCCTAAGTTCCACATTACCAAAGAATATCTTGTTCCACTAGTTACAGGTTTGACCCTGTGCCAAACATATGAAGGGAACACAACTATAGAACCCTTTGGCTGTATTTCTGTACATATTTCTGTTTTACTTTCTTTTATAGGTGAATTTCTTCTAAAGTCAAATTCAAGTTCTCCACCTTTGTATTTACTAGGATCTGTTAGCTGACAGATAACAGATATTTTTCTTATCTTACCATGCATGTTTGGATTGTTTGGTAAGTTATAAGGTTCGTCAAACATATCAAAGTGCCAATTATAAAACTGTCCTTTTTTGTATTTAGTAAATTGACATGTTTCTGATGTATCAAATTCAAAATTCCAATCTGCGTTTTTATTAGCTTCATAAACATAAGGATGTATCTCTTTGTATATCCAAGGTTCATTTACCCAAACAACGTTTGAGTTTCTTTTTTTATGTAGATCTTTTATTCTTTTTTTAGTTAACTTCTTATTTTTAAATTCGTCTGTTGTAGCTGTCTGATCTTTTTTATCTAAAGAATACTTTATAAGTTTATCACAAAAACGAGAGCTCAAAGCAGATTTAAAATACCAGTAAAAATATTTTTGAATCATGTTCTTCTCATTTCAGGAAGAGGAAAACGAATCATTTGATTGGGTAGAATTTTAGAATTACATTCCATTCTATTAAAAAACGTAACCATTATAAATCTTTCTTCTTCTAGGTTATCATCTAAAAAAGAGTTTGCCATATGCCACTGTGAGGCATCAAACATAACTAATCTGTTGTACATAGAATCTATTTCTATGGTTTTATTAAAACGTTCGTTGTGTGCTTTTAATTGTTTTTCAACTTTTACTTTAGGGTCTAAAAAACTTTTGTGAGCAAGTTCCCAATCCCTGTAGGCTTTATCAAAAGCTTTGGGTTTACAAATAGAGGTTCCGCAACCTTTATGTTTACTCAAATAAACAATAGCTGTTAATTGATCGTTATGATCTTGATGAATCCAACCACTATTTTTATAATCTTTACCAGAAATTTTTTGAAAGAATTGATTAGCTCTCCATACCATATTTGTATAATTCATAGGATATAAAATTGCCATCATCTTTTCAGTAGCAAACTGAAAGAAATTATCTTCTGTTTGATCTGTTCTTATACCTGGATAGTTTTTTTGTGTTTTACTATATGATAAACTTAAACCATAATCTCTAACAAAGTCAGGGTTATCAAAAAAATTATCTACAATAATTGTTGGAAACAACATTAAAAATATTTATAAGTTATAGTGTTAATAAAATTAATATCGTTACTTCGGTTAGTGGTTATGTAATAGCTACATACTGCAGGAAACATAATAAATTTATTATTATCTAACTTTACTGTTTTTTTTAAATTTTTAAATTTTTTATCATCGTAAGTAATAACTACAGAACAAGAATTTTTTTTAACTTTTGTTCCATATAATACAACAGCATCTGGACTATCTTTAAGATTATTAAAGTCTGCTTGCAGTAATGGAGGAGAGGCTTCTCGTGGTTGATAAATTTCACCCCAACTTTTTTCATTAACCATTTTTATTCTGTCTTTTAAATAAAGGTACTCTCTAAGATATGTATTTAATCGATCCCATGTTTTAGTCCACCCAAACGGCATTTCAAATATATCATTGTTTAAATTTTCAACAATTAATTCTTCAGGGTCCAAGTCCCATTTCTTTGGCATATCTACATAGCCTTGATATAAAGCTAGTTCTGATAAGACTTCTTTATCTACTGGTTTATCTAAATGTTTTTTTGCCATACTAAAAATAATTAATATTTAAAACTACTCTGACTTTTTCATCTGTATGCGTCGTGCCTGTATGTTTTAAATTAGAAGGAAACATAACTATTTTATTTTCTTCGCTTTTAATTTCTTCTCCTGTTTCAAATATAGTTATACCATTATTAGTATTAATGTAAAGTATAGCAGTTTTACACTTAAAAGGTGCATCTGTATGAAGTCCAAAAGGTTTAATTTTAATATCTTTAGTTGTTAAATTACCTTTTACCCTAACCAAAGATTTAACGTTTAGCTTGTCAATAACAGGTTTAATAACTTTAAAATAATCACTGGTAACTAAATTGTCTTTATAAAAAAAATGAATAAACTGAAAATGTTCGTCCCCTTCTTCTATTTTGCAGTCATTGTAAAACCACGGAAAATATTTACCCATTATTTGTTTTTTAATATCAACAAATAAAAAAGGATCTACAAAATTTTCTTTTATCTTAATCATAAATAATCGCTGTGAAAATCACTGTTAAAAGATATCACCGTCTTTCTAGCATTTGATTTAATTATAGGAGAGCAATGTAAAGTAGATGCTGGAAACGTAAGCAAATCTCCTTCTTTTACATTTATATTTTTTATAATTTTTTTATCATAACAATTTTTAAATTGTGTCTTTGCACTAGTGTCTTTCATTTCTACATAATATATATGACTCCAATTTGAGTGAGCATGGTTGTGCCACCCATGGAAATTGTTTTTTCTGTATTGTTGAAACCACATTCTACTTATGTCTACAATCTTAAAAGAGTCCTCTAACTCCAAACATATTTCATTAAGATAAGGAGTTAAGACTTTTATAACTTCTTTTACATACTCTCTCGTCTCTCCTTGAGGTCCTCTAGGAGTAGAATCTAACCAATCAGAATTTGTTATGTAATCTTTTGAAGGTAAATTTTTGGAAGGTATGGGCTGTGCAGGCATGTTCTTAATATGATTAAGAACTATTTTTTTTAATGTTTTATGTTCTTTAATTTTTTGAACAAAGAAACAACTGTTTATTTTAATTTTTTTCATTTAAACGTCATACTTTATATTAAAAGATAAGGCATACTTAGGTAGATTAGTTTTATTTCTTCTAGTGTAATGTTCTAAAAAAGAAGAAAATATAACAACTTTTCCTTTCTCGGGTTTAATAATTTTTTTTATTTGTGGAAAATATAACTTTTGTTCATGACTATTAAAATAAATTACTCCAGATAAATAACATGGATTATGATCATGCTTCTTAGTATACTCACCAAAAAGTTCTTTAATACCCCACGCTTCTTGAAAAGAATATTTACTATCCATATTTTCTCTTTCATCTAAGTAATCAAAAATTTCTAATAACAATAAAATAAATTTTTTATCTTTATTAAAATAATCCCAATCAGTCATCTTTCCATTAATACTAATGGCATAGCTATTCTTTGAATTTTTTATACCCTCTTCTATTTTATTAATAAAATAATTACTGTCTAAATTTAAATGTCCAGTTATAAAAATATAATCTCTTTCTATTTTTTTAGTTATGTCTTCTTTAACTTTCATCTAGTATAATTATCTAATTTATATAACACATAATTAATTTTATTTAAATTAAATTCTTTTATATTTTTAATTTCATAGTTAATATTGCCCCAACTTGCTTTTCTAATATTTGATTGTTCAAAATCATTTGCTAGTTTAATTAATAAAAGATCAAGGTTTTTTAACTGTAAAATATTATCTCTATCTGTGGTTTCAAATAACCAAACTAGTTTTTCAGCTTTTTTGCCAATTAATTTTTGTATGTCTTTTCTTGTAACTTTTAGATTTGGATTATAGTATTTATTACCATAGATATTATGAAACATACCAGCCATAACAGTATCAAAATTACATCCCCATTGTTCTAATATATCTGCAACATTAACTAGATGTTCTAAAAAAGTTTTACCGGAATGTTTGAGTTTATCTGCTTTTTTATTTAATAAAAACTTAATGCTTTTTTTATATACTTCTTTGTTTTTATACATCTTTCTTTCTAAAGAATATGTTATTAATCAAGTACTTGATCAAAAGGACCGTCAGGATCAGCAGGGGTAATAACCCATTTTTGATTTGCTTCATCCCAATTATAATGTCTTACTTGTCTAATTTCTTCTAAAGTTAATTCTGGTGGATCTCCGACTGGAGAAATCCATCTAGCTTCTTCTACATTTAAAACAAAACTTGCATTTTTTTTAGGTGGCATAAATATCTCATTAACAGGATCCCAAGTTCCACCTCTTACTGCAAAATTTCCTCTTAAAGCTTTTGAGTTATCTCCTGATGTGTGCGCATTTCCATTAGTATTGTAAGAAGTTTGAATCCATAAATTAGCAGGCCAAGAGTGATGATACTCTAACCAACGTTGACCTATTGCCTCGTCTTCAACTCCATCATCGTTTAACATATTTCTATCACCCATCGTTAAAACGGTTAACACATTATTGTTTTCATCTATTTTAGCAAAATGAGCCATATATTAACTCCCTTGAAATCTGTATCTAATTACAACTACTCCAGATCCTCCGCCACCTGATCCTTGACATGCTGGTGGTGTTGATCCTTGTGGTCTTCCACAACCTACATAAGTTCCACCTCCACCGCCTCCGGTGTTAGCAGTTCCATTCTGTCCAGGGTTTCTAGCAGGAGCTCCTGATCCTCCTCCACCAGATCCACCTCCACCACCGTTGTGATGAACTTGGTTTCCAGGATTATAAATCCCGCCACCTCCGCCACCTCCTCGTGTGACTGATGCACCTGTTATTGAATTAGCTGTTCCAGCTCCGCCTGATCCTCCGGCTCCTGGTGCATTTTGGCCAGCGCAAGAAGCGCCTCCGCCTCCGCCGCCACCATTGGCTTTCCACTGGTCTGTTCCTTCTCCGCCATTATTTCCTTGAGAGGGACTTGTTGGTGGAGTGTTTCCATCTCCTCCTGGTCCCGAAGATCCTCCGCCGTCTTTTCCAGCTCCGCCTCCGCCAGATCCACCATCATCAGCTTTTGGACATCCGCATCCAGTTCCACCTCCGCCGCCTCCGGCAGATGTAATAGTTGAAAAAGTTGAATCGTTTCCTGGCGATTCTACGCCTACACATGAATCTGTGCTTCTAGCACCACCTGATCCAACTGTAACTGTATAAGATTGTTTTGCTACTGTTAATCCAGAACAAGAAGAAGGATAATTAGTTCTAAATCCTCCTGCTCCTCCTCCGCCTCCCATTCGAACTCCACCTGTTCCGCCGCCAGCAACTACTAAATAGTCAACTGTTCCAAAACAAGTTCCAACGTTAGAAACTGCAAAAGTTCCCGGTGAGTTAAATGTGTGAACTTTGAAGTCGCCATCATCTGCAACGCAACCTCCTGTTGCTTCTGTGTAAGGTCCTGCGGCAGCGCCACCAGAACCAAATCCTAAAGTTTTATATCCAAAACCAGCCATATTACTCCTTATGCGTCGTTAGCAGCATCAGTAGTAAAGAATAATTTAATACCTAATAATTTGGCATCTGCTGTTAAACTATCTGCTGAAACGTCTCTCGATATTTGAAAGAAAACATACTCATCTGTACTAGGTGAGCCTGCAATAGTAACTGCTCCACTTTCTGCTGTAACTGCTAAATCATTTGCTGTACCACTCATAGCTTTTGCTGTAGGTAAAACTGCAGTACCAAACGCAGTGTTTAAATCTCCGTTATCTGCTAATGCAACACCTTGCAAAGCCCATGCTGTAGTTCCAGTGTTTGTTGAATTTGCTGTAAAAAATGCTTGAAAAGTTACTGTTCCCTCATTCCATGATTTAGGAAAAGCAACAGCAAATTGTGCAAATTCATCTGAATCTTTATCAAAGTCTAAAGTTTTAAGTTCAGGTCCATTAGATAATTCTGTTTGAGCTATGTCGGCACATCCACTTGTAGAATTAGGGTACATAGCAACTGCAGGAACCCAAATAGTTTCTTTACCTGCTATCTTAATTGCACCAGTAGCATCACCTGCGTCTACTGCTTTAGCAACTCCAGTTCCGTCTGGAGCAATAGTTATATCTCCATTGGAACCATCAGTAATTGTAATTGTACCTGAGTTAGTTCCTGAATTTGTATCTAAAATTAAATCATGTGCACCACTTGAAGTTATAGTTGCATTACCGCTTCCAGATCCTACAACAACTTCTCCAGTTCCATTTGGAGTTAAGGATATATTTCCATTAGATGCATCTGTAATTGTTATAGAAGAAGAGTTTGTTCCACTATTTGTGTCTAACACCAAATCAAAAGCACCACTTGATGTAATGGCAGCTGATGCAGCTCCTGTTCCAAAAACACTTTCACCAGTTCCTTTTGGCTTAATAGCTATATCAATATTTGAATCACCACCTGTTGCAGATAATGTTGGATCATTTCCTGTAGCAGCGTTTGCTATTGTAAATTCATTTACTGCAGAACTAGTGGCTGTAACTTTTGCAAGTTCATTTCCATTTGTGTCTAAAATAGAAGTTCCAATTTTAGGTGAAGTTAAAGTTTTGTTTGTTAAAGTTTGTGTTCCAGTAAGTGTTACGTCACCAGCTGGTAAAGTATCAATATCTGGATTAGTTCCATCATTTGCAGTTGCAAATACAAGAGCATCGCCCTTATCACCTGCTGCAAAAGTAAATGAGTCACCACTTCCTGATACATATTTAAATTGTACTGTGTATGAACCTGAAGTTGAGTTTCTTAAAAAATAAAATGTTTGAACATCTAAAGGTATAGTTACAATTTGATTTCCTGTAATTGTTCCTGTAAACTCAATCATTCTATGAGATAGAGTCGCTCCTGTTGATCCATCCGAAACTGATAAAGCTGTAGTCTGTGCACTACCAGCAATAGATTGTGCTGTGTATCCACCAGAAATTTGTTCTATAATCTGTAAATTAGTATTAGTTTTTGTTCCCCATGTACCAGCGTTTTCACCAGTTGCTTGAAGTTCTACACCAAGAGGTGTGTATGTTGATGCCATATTTTATCTCCTATGCGACGTCACTATAACTTGTATTTGATCCAGTTGCAACCCCAGAAATATTACTATTAGATCCTGTTGCTGTTGCACTATATGATGAATTTGAACCGGTGTCAACATCACCGTAAATAGGTATTGTTGTTATTTGTCCTAAAAATGTAGTTGATGAGACTCCAGTTAAACCCATTACATCTGCTGGTGTTAGAGCACCTACAGAACTTGTTGAGGATAATCCAGTTAATCCCATAACATCCGCTGGTGTCAAAGAACCAACAGATACTGTTGAAGATAAACCTGTAGGTACAATTACAGGGTTTGATGAAATTACTACATCTCCAACATTTGTTGTTGAAGATACTCCTGTTAATCCCATTACTTGATTTGCAGGTGTTATGGCTCCTACAGATAATGTTGATGATACTCCAGTTAAAGTTATACTTTCTACTATAGCTACTGTACCAACATCAACTGTAGAACTAACACCTGTTAATCCTATTACGTCAGCAGGTGTAATGTCTCCAACACTTGCAGTTGAAGATACTCCAGTTAGTCCCATTACATCAGCAGGTGTAATAGAGCCAACATTAGTTGTTGCAGATACTCCAGTTAATGAAACAAGAGAATTTATTGAAGCATCCCAAGGTTCTTCACCCCAACCATTTCTGCCCCAACCAACAAGAGTTCCAGAATTAGAAAGATCGCCAACTGCAGAAGTTATAGATTGACCAGTTACTCCAATTACATCTGCAGGCGTAATTTCTCCTACAGAAGAGGTAATTTCTAAACCGCTTACTTCTACTTTGTTAACAGTTGTTATGGTTCCAAGAGAAGAAGTTATTTCTAATCCAGTTGGTTCTACAGAATACTCTACACCCCAACCAGAAATACCCCATTCTTGTCTACCCCAACCATCAAAATTAGAAGCCTCTACCTCTCCAACAGAAGTAGTAATTCCAAAACCTGTTGGTGTTATAAGAGTTTCTAAATCAACAGTTGGAAAAGTTGCATCAACGTTTGAAGAAAGACCTGTTACTTCTACTGTATTAATAGTTGTTATTGAACCAATAGAAGAACTAATAGATAAACCTGTTGGCTCAACAGCATATTCAACACCCCATCCAGAATTATTCCAAGATTGTCTACTCCAACCTTCTAAGTTAAAAGATTCTGTTGTTCCTAATGCTGATATTGATCCTGGTGAAGTAATTGATACAACCACCTCATCAGATTGCCAAGTATTGGCTCCCCAAGTATTGTTGCCCCAGGTTGATGCCATAAGGAGTTCCTCCTTATGCTAATCTAATGATTGCCGTTGTTGCTGCTGCCGCAGGGAATTGAATTGTGAAAGTTCCACTAGTTACAGTTTTATCTGCGCCAAATGCAATAGCACAAACAGCAGGGTCACCTGATGCTGAGTCATTGTATATTAATGCACCATTAGCTGTAAAAGTTGCTGAAGTATAACTTACGTCTGAAAAATCACAAAGTGCTGTAGTACTAGAACTTGTTGGAGTTACACTTGTAAGTGTTGCTCCTCCAGCAGTGTATGCTGTTCCAGAAGAGTTTGTAATTTCATTTGAAGTTGAATAAGCAGTTGTTCCTGCTCCTAAAGTTGCGTCACTTGTAAATAAAGCTATTTTAAAAGTGTTACCAGTTGTAGCTGTAAAGTCGTGAACCCCTTTTAAAAGTTCTACTTTAAAACTTGTGCAAATTGCCGATGTTATTGCCATATTTTATCTCCTACGGGTTTGCTGAAGTTATCGGTATACGAACAGTGCCATCAGTGTAGTCATCTCTTCGTCTTCTACCGACTTGCTCATTAGCAAACTTCTGTACCTCTTGTTTATACTTATTTTCATATAATGTCAACATATCGATTGGACCTTTTAAAAATCCATATGTTTCTGACAAACAACAATATAATAGCCCATTTGGAAAATTAAGACTAATATAATTACTAGTATTATCTGAAGCCAAAGTAGCTGGCATTTTATTATAATGAATTCTAAATCTATAAGTGGTGTTTGGAACAGGAGCTACAATTATACGTCCAGAATTAGTATCTCCATCTCCTGTGGCACCACCATACATAGCATAGTATTTAGGTTGGCCTTGAGCTGCAGATGTTCCTGTAATATCTTGATATTCTTGTAGGTATGTATAATCTTTTTTCTCTAACCATCTATTGGCTCCTGTAATTTCTGATCCAGCTGTGTCATATACTTGAACACCTCTGACAAACAAAGCTCCACCAGGTACATTTATTGTTTCTTGTCCGGCAACAAAATTACCTAATTTTTGAAGTCTATCTGCATCTATAGGCACTTCTCTCATAATTCTATACTGAGCATTAAGAATTATGTTTTCTAAAGTATCTGTGCTTAACACGTTAGAATCTGTTTCAGTGTAACTTCTAATTTGTGTAACTAATCCACTGTAACTTAGCCCAGCCATTATTCAGATCCTTTTTTATGTTTTCTATTTATTTTTTCTAGTTTTCTATTATACGCTGGAACCTCTGGTTCTGGTGTATGTAGGTATAACTCTTCGTGTGGATCTACCTCTTCTTTACATTCACATTGTTTAATGTGAAAAATTTTACATAACCATTTTTTAATTATTTTTATCATGCTTCTAATGTGACTGGACCAACGGAACAGCCAACTCCTCCTCCTTTAACATTACCACTTGTAGCAGTATCTGTATCAACTGTAAAATAAAAAAAATTAGCAGTTGCATAATCTGTACTAACTCTTGCATCATCTTTAAATATACCAGTTGTTATTGCATACCCTGCCGCTTTTGCAATATTTGCTCCTGTTATTCCATCAAAACTTGCTGGATTATTATATTGAAAAGTTCCTCCTCCTGCAGAAGTTAATGCAGGTGTGCCTCTAAATCTATATGTTGTTCCATTTGTTAAACCATGTCCAGGTGCGGTTACATTAATTACTCTTGAAGATGCAGCGTATGTTTCAAAAGCATTTTCAGGTAAAGAGTAAGGAACAGCTGTTTCTGTTCTTGCTGGTCTAACATTTCTTAAAGATACAGCATCAGCTGACATTGGTTTTGGTTCTAATTGTGGTTGCTTTGGTTCAAATTCAGATACATGAACAAAAGAACCATTCCATTCTCTAACCATTTCTCTATATGGAAACTCAACACCTGATCTATCAGATATTGCTTTTGCGTGTTTTCCTGTTGCGTATTTAGGCATTATGCTCCTGGGTAATATGCTTTTGGTGTTATGTACGTGCTAGAAGCTGAACCATCTTCTGCCAAAGCTCTTGCTAATTCATCTTCATAATACAATTTCATCTGTTGTGTAAGCTGTGGCTGAAACTTTTGTGAAAGATAAAAAGCTAAACCTGCTATCATACAAGGCACAAATCTAAATGGAATATCTGTTGCATTTGTATAATCTCCTACATCTTGTATTCTTTTAATATAATATATATGCATATCTTTAGATGCATTTGTAGAATCGGGAGTTGGATAAACGTGTATTGTAACTTTATCAATAAATCTTTCTACCCAATATTGATTAGGAGTTCCTTTTGATAATTTATTAGAAAAACCTGCATAAGTTGATCTATCTACTTTTGTCATTGGAGAATCTGCTTGAGTTGTTTGAGTTCTATTAGATCTTAATTGTGACTCAAGGACATCGGACATTCCATAAATACCATTTGTTGGTGTGGTTGATGCACTCGTGCCATCATCACTAGATCTAAAAAAATCGTAGTCAGATTGTCCTTCAATTAAATCTATATTAGTATCTGCTATTTCCCAATAATGAATACCTCTATTGCCCCATTCTTGAAAAAGGACATTAAGAGATCTTCTTGCAGATTTAAGTTGATAACCTGCAACGTTTTGCAATCCAATACGTTCAAAAGCGTCTTCTACTATTTCATCAATAGCAAAAGTTTTATCGAACGTTGTTGTTCCCGAAGTAGTATTAGCCATTTAAACTCCTACGATTCGTAGACTTTAATCCATTCACAAACTATTGTAGCTGAATCTCCATTTGAGCAAGCTGGTAAAGTGACATTTACATCTCCTGTAAAGTTTGTAGCTTCAGTGTTTTTTAAGCCACCAAAAGATGAGTAATCATATTCCATCTCTCCTGCTAATGTTTGAAATACGACATCTGTGTCAGCATCCCATAACATTCTGATTGCATCAACTGGTGCTGTTACTGAAACGTTAAAACTAATTTTATTTAGTCTTACAGTTTTGCAAGTTTTACCGTTGTTTGAATTTAATCCAGAAACATCAACTATTTTAGTTGTGCCTCCAGTAGAATCAGAAACCACATTGTAGTGAGTAATTAGTTTTTTTGCTCCGTCAAATACTTTTGTATTTAAGACTGTGTCTGCCATGTTTTCCTCCTTTTAAAGGACGCCTGCATTACCAGGCGCCCCGAGTTGATTTATTTATTATGACGCAAATACAAATGCACCAGTAGTTTGAGTAGTTTCTCTCGCTAATGATGTTGCAATGTGCCATGTACCTTTTTCATAACAAATGAACGCGATCTGTCCAGCTGTTGTTAAAAGGTTTGTTGCTGCGTTAGCAGGTGTGAAAGTCAATAAAGTTTCACCAGATGCTGAAGTATCAAAAGTTACTTCTGATGAGCTTCTTGATTCAATTACTGAACCAGTTGCATATGCATCTGAACCAGCACAATCAAAAGATAAAGTTGCAGTTCCGCCAGTAGTGTCTTTAGACTGACAGTAAACAACAACAGTTCCTTGTGTTGCTGCAGGTAAAGTTGCAGCACATGCTGCTGCACCTGTATAGTTTATTACAGAAATAGTATCAGCCGCTAAAGTTAGCGTAGATGCTGTTGCTACATCTGAGATAGATAAACCAGTTAAGTCAGGCATGCCTGAACTCATTCTAGTTGTTACTGCTCCCGTAGTTGCGTTTTTAGTTGCAACTTGGAAACCTTTTTCCGAACGTACCGGTCCGTTAAACGTTGTTGAAGCCATAATTGTATCCTCCTAGTTTTCTGAACATAGTCTCTAGGCCGTCCACTATACGGGTCTATGTTCTAATTAATTGTATAGTAACTAATTTATATACTAGATTTTAGTAGAGTGCAAGAGAGCCTGTAATGTGGAGTGGATTTATTCCAACGATGTAGCTTTTGTTTAAGTAGCTACAGAAACTTCGGGTGCAGCATCGTCTATTTTATTTTGCAAATGCTCTTTTTTAGCCTCTGCAATTTTTATATGGTTAATGACGTCTCTAACAGCTCGGTCAATTTTAACCATGTTTAAGGTATATCTACCTTCTTTAAGATGCTCCTGCTCCCATTTCAAGTCCAGACCCTTCTTCTGTGTGTAAAGGTTCTGTAGATGTGTTTGCATCTCCATTTATAACCTCCTCATAGGTTATTCTGTTTACTCTTGGGTCATGCATTTCTCCAAGAGTCTCCCATTTTATATCATTTTTTCCCAACTTGTCAATGATAGCATTTTCTATGTCTAATGGGCCATCCAGACTTTTAATTTGAAAGTCTGCATGCATTTTATAAGCATAAATTTTAACTCTAAATTTTTTCATTTTTTATTTTCGGTAACCCATTTTGCGTGCATTAGATTAAATACAATACCATATTTTGATATGTCTGTCTTGTTTCTTAATGTGTAATGTGTCAAAAAAGAAGAAAATAATATAACTTTTCCTTTTTTAGGTTGAACACTTTCGTTTATATCTGGAAAATACAATTTTTGAGGGTGGTCATTTAAATATATTCCTCCAGAATAATAAGCACTTTGATGTTCATGTCTTCGTGTGTATTCAGAAAAACCTTCTTTAATGCCCCAGCAACCATTTAATTCATATCCACCAATATTTGGAATGCTATCTAAAAAATCAAAAATTTCAAATAATAACTTTAAACATTCTTTATCATTTATAAAGAAATCCCAATCAGTCATTTGACCAACTACAGCGGTCCTGTAATTAAAATTAGATACTTTTATTCCCTCTTCTATTCTTTTAATAAAATAATCAGAATCTACATCTATCTGACCAACAAAAAGATTAGCATCGTGTTTTATTTTTTTAGTTATTCTTTTTTCAACTTTCATAGTTTCTTTCTAAAAATAAAATGTGGCGGGAACATGTCCCGCCACAAAATTTAGGTATTACGCACCTTCTACGCCGAAGATACCTCTAGGGTCTGATACTCCAAAAGAGTATCTTTCTCTAGCTTTGTATCTCACGTTTCCAGTATCGAAGTCACCTTCCATTGCAGTTGTCAATGGAGCTCTTGTGAACATTTTCATTCCGTTAGGAATGTCTGTAATGATGTAAAATGCATCAGAGTCAGTTAAATAGTTATTAACTCTGTATCCTTGTGGAATCATACCCATAGATACGATTGCATTGATATCATTGTCAGCTGTTCCAGTTCTACCTTGAGATTTCATCAATCTCTCAGCTGTAAACTGAAGCTCAGAAGGAATAACCATTTTTACTCCTCTTGCTGCAACTCTAAGACCTCTTTCATCAGTCATCGCTGCGATGTCGATTAGCGACTGCTCTAATGAAGTTTCGTTAAGATCCGCCTGAGTAGACAAAGTATTTTTAAAAGTACCTGCTACTGTAGGGTGAGATGTGTTAAACAAGCTAACACCGTCGCCTGAATCAAAACCATCCGTTGAAGGAAGTCCTTGAATTAAAGGCTCAACAGCTTTTACCTGTTTAGCATTACTCATAGATCTTGCTAAAGCTTTTGTATATCTAGACGCAAGTCTGTCATACAAATTGTCCTCAATCGCTTCTTCAGTGATTGCGAACGCTAAAGCCACTGTCTCGTGAGTGTATCTAGCTGTGAAAGTTTCTTGTGCGTCATCAAAAGAGACTCCGCTACCTTCTGCTTTCACTTGTGCGTTTCCGAAACCAGATAACATTACTTCTTCTTCAAAAGCTCTGTCACTGTTTTCGTTGGTATAAATTTCAGCATGCTGATTTTCATACCTTTTGTATTCCAAGCCGAATAGTGCATTCAGACCTGGCTCTAGTTCTTTAACTAGTTGTGATCGTGATATTGCCATGTTTTATCTCCTATTCTAGCTATTA